CAGATGTAAGAACGTTTACGCGGAGCTGAGTTGTTGGTGACTCCCATGTGTAAACTGATGATGGAGCAACAAGGAACATTGAGTTATCGACAACGCCTGAAGTTGAGATGTTGTGATCAACAATGAGGTCTGTACCAAGTACGCCGCCAACAACCGAAGTTGCTACCGCATTACCTGATGCATTCTGTGTTGCACCCTGAGCTGAATAGAGGCTACGCCCAGTTGAATCCGCAAATCCGGCGATTGCCGCCCAAGCATCAGTAGAGGCTACGAGCTTGTTTGCAAAGTCTCCACCTGTACCCTTGTATGCTGCTGCGCCTTCGACTGATACGAATGACTGAAGTCCTGCTGCTGTTGCCGCTGTTGTTGCAGCAGTTGTTCCTGATGAAACATAAGCTGCTAGAAGTGCTGCGTCTGTTGCCTTCTCGTAAGCTTTTCTGAGCTCAGCCATCATTAATTCCATAAAGGCGGGGCTAGATCGGTCAACCAGTTCGAAGCTCACTCTTTGGAGCCCGCTGAATTTCTCGATTGAGATAGTGTCGTATGCAGATGTCATGCCTGTCTCAGATGGTGCTGAACCTTCGTTTGTGTCTGCAACTGTTGGAGCAACGTCAGCAGATGAAGCGTTGGTATAAAGGCGTGGAACTGTAAATGACATTCCATCGAGACCTGCGAGTGAGCCGCGTGTAGCTGCCGCAAATGCTGGGCGACCTGTGAAAGTGTCTGTAATGAAAGTGTTTAGGTGAGACGGGAGCGTCAAACCTGTATTGGTGCTTGTCGAATCATCGGCGGCGCGAACTGTGCGACGAGCTTCGTCATCGCCTAGTGCTGCCTTCATTGATGCTTCGAGGTATTGTGCTGATGAGATTGGAGCAATGCGCTCGCGTACTTGGAGATTCGCTGCAACTGTTGGGCGAGCCGCTTCTACTGCCGCTGCTTCAACTGCTGGAGCTTCAACCGGAGTTGTGGTTTCTTCCACTTTTTCGGGCTCGCTTTCTGTTGTTGGTTCAGCAGGGATAACTTCCTCTGCTGCGATCTCTAGCACCTGAGCAGACTTAAATGCTGGCTCTGTTACTAAAGAAACTTCTTTGAGTTTTGCTGATGAGACAACAATGTGTCCATCGCGTGAGGGCTTCGATGCAATAATCTCTGCACCTACTGAGAGACCTGAGACAAGTCCTTCTTGAGCCATAACTAGAGCATCGTTGCCACCTGTAGAGCGTGAAAGCTTGAAGGTTGCATAGATGCCATCTGCGCGTGTTTCCGCAGCAATCATGCGACCAACTGGCTTCTTCATATCGTGTTGTGATAGCAACTTAATCTTGGAGACGTCAGCAATGTCGATAGACCCTGCCTCAAACACAACGCCGCCCATATTAGTGTTGCCAATCTCGCCTGTACCCATTGGCACAATCTTGCCTGAGATTTCGCGGCGCTCTTCGCTGCACTCGATTGAGGCTGCTTCGATGATTAGGTTATTCATTAGCTCATTCCTTCGATTCCGTTAGGGGTAAGGTCTGTCATTTCCATCGCTTGCTCTGTAGAGATAAGTCCTAGAGTTAAGAGCTTCTCAAGAACCTGAAGTTCAACTAGAGGATCGTTCTTTAGGAAAGTGTCAAATACTGCAAAGCGGACTTCATGCCCAGAAGTAGAAATATCGTTCATAGAAAGGCGCGCCTGTATAGCCTGTACATAAGGCTCAATGGATAGAGCGAAAAATTGCTTACGCTCATCTTGGACATTGGCGTATGTCATTGTGGTGTTCTGATCTGCTGAAAGATAATAGGCTGGCACATTCATAGCGCGGGCAATCTCAGTCGAAAGGTTCTGAATTGCCTCGTTCATCATCATGTCGCGGGGTGAGAACTGAGTAGGCTGAAATTCAAGAGTAGATGTGAGGTAAGCAGTAGAGTTGTTCTGACGGCTGCGCTTCCAAGCTGCAAGGAGTCCAGAGACTTCATTGGCTGGTAGGTCTGCGCCTGTGTTCTTTAAGATACCTGATGCCATTGGGGTAGCTGAAGCGATAGCTGCTGCTTTATTAATCTGTATTGCAGAGTTAATTGTCTGACCAGCGCGCTCTAATACGCCCTCATCGAATCCCTGAATAGTAACGATGTCATTCATGTCGATTGGGTAAGCATCAACGTAATACTGCGTAATCATGATGCCTTCAAGGTCTGTTGTGTATGTGACTCGTGAATTAGCAATCCACTCAAAAGCAGAAGGGCGACCATCTTCAGCATAACGCTCTGTAACGCGCAGGTAAGCAACTCCGTAGAAGAGAAGCGAATCAACGCACCAAGTTAGGGTGACGAATGATGGCTGGTTCTTTGCCAACTGGCTAATCCATCGAGGTGGCGCAATTACTTCGCCTGTACTTTTGCTGTAATACTCAAGTGGGATTGATGCGACAGTTCCGCAGATAAGGTTACGAGCTCTTGCTACTGAAGGCACACTCATGGCATCTTTGCGAGAGACTCGGAGAGCAATCGCGTTGTAGATCGATGGAAGATTCTCACCCATGACCTGCGGTGCAGCTTGCGCTTCTAAGATTTGCGGTTTACGCGAAAAGAGACCCATAGAAGGCAATTATACACTAGATATAGGTCAATCGGTGTATATCATCGCTACCTGTTGTGGTTTGTTTAGAACATGGACAACCATCGCTGTAGAGATAGCACCTGATACATCGCCAGCACTCTTGCGCTTAACAATGCGCCAAGATGAATCGTTGGTCTTAGCTGCGCAGTTGTTCATCTGTTGAATCCAGTTCTCCTGACCGGAGTGAACTAGGCGGTGAGCATTAAGAGCATCATTTAGATCGGTGCAAGCCTGATAGAAGGCAGCTCCAGATATATCCATGACCATCTGACCAGCATTAGCAAGGCGGTCTGCGATTGATTGAGCTGTGTACTTGTCAAAGCAGATTTGGCGAGGTCTGTATTGGTCAGCCCATGCCTTAATATCAACGGCAATTTTTAAATCATCAACACTTACTTGGCTTTCCCAAGTTTGGAGTATTCCAACTCCGATGCGACCATCTGGGAGTATTTGACCAGCGACGAGGCTTGCATTACGGCGAGACGGACTGACATCGAAAGCAAATACTGTATAACCGCCTGGTGGAATCGTGAGCGAGGCATCTGAGGTGTCCTCAAGAATTCCATGACTCCAAGGGCTGCTGAGAGAATCGATCCACGAGCACAATAGTTCCGTTCTTGTATTTTCAATCGGGCTAGTCGCAACTGCTTCTTCAAGGGCTTCCTCACTTATCGTATAGCCAAGTGCAGGGTTAGCCATCGCCCATGCTTGGCGGTCTGTTATTTTGCAATACTGCGGAGCTGAATACTCGTAATATCCGAAACTCTTAGGTGGATTCTCTAACGCTCGTTCTCGCATTCCATTGAGGACAACTGAGAAAGCGTCTCCTGCATTTGAGGTAAGAAGCGTCTGAGAATTTGGGCGAGCTCTAGTCGTAGGCACAGCGGCTCGAAATCCCTCTTCATTGATTTCTCGGAGCTCGTCAATAAAGAGAAAGTCGGCAGTTCTGCCTCTAGATCCATCTCTAGTTGCCGCAACAACATCAAGCCTTCTTCCGTCAAGCATTTCAATAGACTCTGTACCGTTGGCGTACCTGATCTGTTTAACGAATCCTTTGAGGTGGTCATTACTCTCCAATACTTGAGCTACTTGTCGGAAGGTGTCGAGTGCCATCGATCTATTCGAGGACATGATAAGAACATTGCGGCTATCCCACTTAAGCAGGTGAGCCAAGATGAGCATACGAGCTAGGTGAGTCTTGCCGTTTTGCCTAGCAATTAACAACAGGTTCGTTTTTCTTACCCACATATCATTCTTGTCCACAGTCAGCATATCTTTGAGGACATACTCCTGCCATGGCAATAAAGGCATGCCGATTATCTCGCAGAGATCCTTTACATCTTGCAGCTTGTTAGCACCCTTGAGAGGTATTGATTGAAGCCTTGGTTTAGTTGCCCCTCGTAGCGGTTTGGATCGTTTGGCTGGCATCGGGTTAATTACCGACTGGTTTGGCTGTGAACGGACTGTCCTCGTGGATTTTGGACTGTGTTGGAGAGAGGAAGGCTGAAAAAACAGGGGGGGTA